TTGCCAGCAAATGTTGCCGTTCCAAACGCCAGCCAGCAAGTTCTTTTCATAGGTCAAAAAAATGGCGGTTCAGCAATTGCTGGCGCGCTGATTCAGAACATTCTGAATGATCATGCTGAAGAATCGTTGTTCGGTGCAAACTCACAACTGGCGGCCATGATCAGAGATGCAAGAAAGGTCAATCAAGTCACGCAATTTGACGCAATTGGCATTGATGACAACGGTTCTGGCGTTGATGCAACTGGAAACGTGACAGTGACGGGAACGGCTACTGAAAACGGTGAATTGCTTGTCACCATTGGTTCTGAAGCAAATCACACTTATTCAATTGCTGTTCTTGACACCCAAACAGCAACAGCCATTGGCGCGGCCATAGCAGCGGCAATAAACGCTGACACCAAAGCACCAGTCACCGCTGTCAATACGGCTGGTGATGTTGAATTGACAGCTGTCAACGCTGGAACGCTTGGCAACGGTATCACCTTGAAGATTGCTGGCACTGTTGCTGGTGTTTCTGTTGCGCTTGTTGCCATGTCAGGCGGCTTGACTGATCCAGTTCTGACTTCAGTTTTTGACGCTATCGGTTCAAAAAGATACCAGACAATTGTTTGGCCTTATGCAAACACCGCTGTTGTCAGAACTTTGCTTGATGCGCGGTTCAACGTGAACAACAAGCTTCAAGATGGCGTTGCCGTGACAGCGCAAACTGACACGCTTGGAAACCTTTTATCAACTCTGAACGCACTGAACAGTCAATCAATTGTTTATTTGTGTGACAAGACAACCAGCACTGACACGCAAAAAGGCGCGGCACAAGTTGAACTTCCTTATTCCAAAGCGGCACAGTTTGCCGCTGTTCGTTCCTTGCGCCTGACTGATGGCGCTGACATTTCAGACATTGTTATTTCAGCAAATGGTTCACTTGATGCTTTTGGCGGTTCAGCACTGGCTTCAAAGCCATATTTCAATTCAAACATGGCATTTTTGCCTTTGTTTGATGTTGGTTTTGGTTTCAATGAACTTGAAGCTGAACAGCTTTTGACAGCTGGCGGTTCAGTAATTGGCAACAACAGCGCGAACAATGGTGTTGTTTTGGGTGAAATTGTAACAACTTACAAAACAGACACCGCTGGAAATCCTGACATTTCTTTCAAGTTCCTGAACTACGTTGACACCGCAAGCCAAGCGCGTGAATACTTTTTCAACAATCTGAAAAAGCGTTTTGCGCAAAGCCGATTGACTGAAGGTGACGTTCAAAGAGGCCGTGACATGGCCAATGACGTTGTCATTTCTGGCTTTTTGAATGGATTGTATTCAACCCTTTCTGGCGCTGACTTTGTTCTGACACAAGCTGGCGAAAATGCGCTTCAGTTCTTCAAGGCAAACAAAACTGTGACGCTTGACATGGCAACTGGAACAGCAACCGTTTCAATGAAAACACCAATTGTGACGCAATTAAGAAACATTTTTGCAACAATGCAACTGGCCTTCACTGTTGGCGGCTAAAATTTAAAGCAAACAAAAAAAAGAGGAATTTTATAATGTCGATCGTCATATCTTCACCAGCGGTGATTGTAAACAATGAACCAGTTGCGATTGTTCCAAATTCTTTTGAATTTGATGAAGGCAAAGGCGAACAAAATATGCGCGCGGCCTCAACTGGTGGCGGTGCCGTTGAACAGGTTTATTCTGAAAACGTTGAAACCAACTTTTCTGAATTCAAGTTTGAAATCTACCCTGACGCAAGAAGCATTGAACTTGCACGAAAATGGAAATCAAACAGAAATCAAAACGTTGTTCAGATCGCTGGCAAAGCGCCTGACGGCACAAGCATTGAAAGAACTTTTCAAAATGCGGCCATTCTTGCAAATTACAAAATCCCGCTTGGATCAGAAACAACCATTGAACTTGGCTTCAAATCTGATGCGGCTGTTTAATAATTAAAAAAACTTAAAGGTGACATAATGAAAACAGAAATTGAATACATTCTTACAACTGGAATTGAATTTCACAAAGGCGGTGAACTGGCAGTTTCAAAAAATGTTCTTTTGCTTGCGCCTTCATCAAAGCAGTTGAAGCACACTGTCGCAATGAAGCAAGCATTTTTTCAGGCCATTTCATCATTTGAATCTGAAAAAAAGAAAGAAAGCACAAAAACTGATGAATTTGAAATGTCTGGTTCTGACGTGCTTTCAATGCTTTATATGTCAACCGTTGACATGGAAAAGTTCTTCAATTCAGCGCGCGAACTTTTCAAATCTGGCGCGGCCTTGCTTGACGGCAAGCAACAGTTCAATGATCTGATGATTGACAAAGTTTCAGTTGAAGATTTTGAAGGCATGGTCGGAGAGTATTTAATAAATTTTATAATTGCTTCAGCTTTGAAGAAGATGACATCTTCAAGCTAATTGCCGCAACAGTTGAAGCATTTCAAGGCGGTGTTGATTATTTCAAACTGAAAGAAGCACCAGTTTCAGAAGTTGTGAATCTTTATAAAGAAGCACAAAGGCTGGCAACAGAAAGAAAGAAGGCACAAGAACGTCATGGCAAATTTTAATGTTTCTTATTTTGTAAAAATTCGCAATGACTTCAGCCAGCCAGCGCGCCAGATTGCACAATCTTCAGACTTAATCAAGTCAAAAATAAGCGCTTTAAAAAACTCACTTCCAAGCACGCAAGCAGAATTCAAAAAGCTTGGCGAAACAATGAATTCAGCTGGCGACAAAATGACCAAGCTTGGCAAAAGCATGGGCATGAAAGTCACCGCGCCACTGGTTTTGTTTGGCGGTGTTGCGCTGAAGCAAGCGGCAAACATGGAAACGCTGGCCGTTGGTTTTGAATCAATGCTTGGCAGCGCTGAAAAATCAAAACAAATGATGACTGATCTTTCAAAGTTTGCGGCAACAACGCCTTTCCAGCTGGAAGGGATTGCAAATTCAGCCAAACAACTTCTTTCTTTTGGCGTTTCACAAAAAGAAATGATACCAACATTGAAAACGCTTGGTGACATTTCAGCTGGCGCAAACGTACCTTTGGAAGATATGGCTGGCATCTTTGGCAAGACAAAGGCAAAAGGCAAGCTGATGACTGAACAAATGATGCAAATGGCTGAACGCGGCATCCCTATCATTGACACGCTGGCGCAAGGTTTTGGCGCAACAAAAGATCAAGTTTTTGAAATGGCTTCAAAAGGCCAGATTTCATTTGAAGTCATGGAACAAGCGCTTCAATCAATGACAAAAGAAGGCGGCATTTTCTTCAATCAAACACAAAAACAAAGCCAAACGCTTGCTGGCCGCTTTTCAACCTTGAAAGATAACATTGCGCTGACAGCTGGTTCAATTGGTGACGTTCTTGCGGAATCAACAGGACTGAATTCAATTCTTGAACAAATGTCACTGATGCTTGATCCGCTTGCAAAAAAAATCAAAGCGTTTGCTGAAGAAAATCCAAGAATTACAAAAATGATTGTTTCATTTGCAATTTTTGCGGCCGTTATTTCGCCAGTCATTTTGTTTGTTGGTCAGCTTGCGTTTGCTATGTCGTCAATCATAGCGATTGCGCCAGCTATCCTTGCGGCCTTTTCAATCATTTCTGGCGGTGTTGTTTTCTTGACAACATCTTTTGCAAGCATGGCAATTGCTGTTCTTGCCGCAACTTGGCCTTTCATTGCTATTGCGGCCGCTGTTTATGCTGTTTATAAAGCAACAGGCTTTCTTGGTGAAATGTTTTCAAGCCAATTTCCTGAAGCGGCCGCTGCCATGACAAACGCCATTCAGGAAACATTTGGCGGTTTGTTTGGGTTCATTGACAATGCAATTCAAAAATTTGACGCATTCATTGAAAAGATTAAAACTTCAGGCGTTGCAAAAATTGGCGCTTTCTTTGGTATTGGTGGCGAAACGCCAGCGGGTGAAGGTATGCCAGCGCCAATGCCAGTTGAAGGCCAAAGAAGTCAAACTGATGTCAATGTGAACTTGCGCGCACCGCAAAACACTATTGAAAAAATAAAAACAAAAACAACTGGTTCTGGTGCAAATGTTGGAACAAATATGGTGAACGCGTGAACCTTTCAGAAACTTTCAAAGCAAGCTTTAAAGGCGCACCCTTTTTGGTTTCAAAAGGTTCAACGGCTGGCGGTAGAAAAGATGTCTTGCATCAATATCCAAATTCAAACAGGCAAAACGTTGAAGATTTGGGATTGCGGCCAAGAACCTTGACTGTTGAAGGCATAATCAATTCGCCAAACTACGTCAGGAAACGCGATCAGCTTCTTGAAGCGCTTGAATCTGGCGGTGTTGGTTTGCTGGTTCACCCTTTTTTTGGCAATCTTGAAAACATGGTTTGCCGTTCATTCAGCCTTTCTGAAGATTTCACTGAACTTGGTGAAGGAAAGATCAGCATGAACTTCACCGTTTCTGACGGTGTTGCAATTCCAGTTGGAACAAAAAACAACGCCAGTTATTTGAACGGCCTGAACAATTCAGTTCAGGATTCAATGAATAAAGATATTTCCAAAGGCTTTAAAACATCAGCTTCAGCAAGTATTTTTGAAAGCGCGCGCGCAACCATGAAACGCATGTTTGACAAGATTGACAGCGCAACAAAAATTGTTTCACAAGCAACAGATCAGGCAAACGCTTTCAGCGCGCTTGTGAATGACTTGACAACAAGCATCAATGATCTTGCAAGAAAGCCGCAAGCTTTCGCGGATTCAATCACAAACGTATTTGCCAATATAAATGGGCTTTATGCGGTGGCAAGTTCTGTTTCATTGACTGGAAACCAGTCAGTCACCAGCGCGCGTGACGCAAGTTTTCAGGCAACAAAAACGCTGGCTGTTTATTCAGCGCTGTTTGATTTTGATGACAACGTTCCAGAACTGGAAAACAGAACACAAGAAACAATAAGGCGCAATCTTAATGACTGCTTGCTGAAGCAACAAATGCAACTTTCAGCGCTTGGCTTTGCTTATTTGAACAGTTCGCAAATAATTTATTCAAATGTGAATGAAATTGATGAAGTTGCCAGAAATCTTGAAATTCAATTTCAGAAAATAGTCAAAAACAATGATTGCATTGCCGCAAATGCTGACATGCTTGCTGAAAATGTTGACATT